CTGGCCTTGCAAAAATGCCGCGAAGTTTGCCGACATGAGTCGCACGGCGAATTTGTTTCCTGCTTTGTAGCTGTAAATCAGCGAGGCGGAAAAGCGGATGTCGACCTGGAGCTGCTGCGTTCCGATGTCTGCGGGGTCTGATGGCTCGATGGTGTCCAACTCGAAAGTGATGGCAGGGACTTCGATCTTGTCCATGTAACGCGAATAGGCGGCGATGGTTTTGACCGTGCTGCCGAATTTGGCGTTGATCTTCTCTGCGATCTTCGTGTGGAGGACGGCGAGGTCTATTTGCTGAGTTGCCATTTTAGTTGGGATTCAAATTCGCGTTGCAGGCGTTCGCCGATTTCGTTTTTGAGACTGCCCATGGCATCCATGCCGGGGTCGAGGATGTTGACGCCTTCGGATTTTTTAATGGGCAGGCGTTTCTTTCCGACCCGCTCGAAAACATGCCCGCCCATTTTCTTGGAGATGAAGGCACCGGGGCGCTTGGCGGGGCCTGCTGTAACGCCGCTTTTGGTTTGCCGTGGCTTCATGGCCTTCAGCGGGATGTTGCGCAGGCCAGCCCACACGCGCCCTAGCACGCCATCTTTGCCCATGACTTCGACGCGCATCCTGCCTTTGATGACTTTGCCTGTCACTTTGGTCGCCTTGCTAATGCGTCGGGCTGCTTCGTTGCCTGCCCAGCGGGTGACGCGAGAGACGGCGCTGCGCATGGCTGGCTCAATCTGCTTTTGCGTTGCCCCAAGGTCGCGCCCGATCCGGTCCAGGCCCTTGGCGTTGATGAAAATCATGTCACTCATGCGCTAGGGTGACGGTGGCGAGGCCGGTTCCGTCTGGCTGGATTTCCATCACGGTGTAATCTTTGCCTTCGACCTTGCAGGCGGTTTCGCGGGGGATGCCTGCGACATCGCTTTCTTTGCATTGGAAGCGGGGCTGCGTGCTGTCGAGGACTACCTCGCCCACGGAGGAGTCGAAAAAGGCGTTGTCGAAATAGCCGCGCACGATCCGAGTTCCGGTCGGCAGGGCAAACAGAATCTCGGTGTGGTCGAGACCGGAGAAAAACACATCAAGGTTTCCGTAGGTCATCGGGCGGGGTGGATGCGGATGAAGTTTCGAGCGAGGGATTTTGGCCGGATTTTACGCCAGACTCCATCGCCGTTCTCGGAATCGCGTGTGCCAGAAAAGTTGGTGTTTCCTTCGACCGTGACGAGGTTCTTCCCATCGTCCTCAAGCACGATTCCGACATGGCTAAAATCAAAGGTCACGATGTCGCCCGGCTGGGCGGCGTCTTGGTCGGTATAGACGCTCGTGGTTCGGGGGCGATCTTTTGCCCATTGGCGGAATCCGTAGGCCAGCGCGGTGCGGGGTTGCCATTGGGCGGGCGAGCGGGTGAGGCGCAACCACTCGGGGACATCGTTTTCGATGAGCCATTGCTGAACGCAAAACGAGACAAAAGCGGCGCACCATGGCCACGGGCCGGGTGGTAGGTCGGTGGCGCGTTGGTAGTCGCGGATGCGTTGTCCGCGATTGTTGCCGCCCTCCTCGCGGATTCCGATCTCGGCTTGGGCGATGGCGAGGAGTCGGTGAATCATTTCAGTAGCGGGGCAGTATCATTTCTTCTCTTTGCGAAAGATGTTGATGGCTCCTACGAGGGCCATGCCTGCGGCGGCGATGGCATTGGCCTTGCTGGGTTCGAGCGTGATGCCTGCGGCAGAGATTACGAAGACGAGGCCGCGCCATGTGGAGGCTTCGGCGAGTCGGTTCATTATGTAGTCGAGTGTTTTCATTTGTCTTTGAGGTTTGGGATTTGCGGGTTGAACCAATCGATTTTGACTGGCGGGAAGTAACGGATGCCGACCTCCACTCGCCCGAGGCTTCCGATCTTGTCTCCGCTTGGCGGCAGCGGGACGCTTACGCAGGCGGGTAGGAGCAGGAGCGGCAGGAGTGCTAGAAGGCTTTTCATTTGGCTTTGAGGCTTTCTTCGATGCGCTTGGTGCGCTCGTCGATGCGGGCGAGGGTTTCGCTGCGGTCCGCAGCGAGACGTTCAATGGCTTGGAGGCGGATGTCTTGGCGTTCGTTTTCATTTCTGACTTGGCGCATTTGTTCGGGCAGGACGATCCAGCCGTTGAGCGATGAGAAGACCGTGGCGATGAGGGCTACTGCGGCGATGATTTCGGCCATGCTCATTTTGATCGCAGGGCGTCCGTCTTTTTCGTCGAGGCTCATTTTTTCTTCTTAGGCTCAGCGGCTGTTTCGACGAACGGCTTGGCGAGGCCAAGGGCTATGAGTTCGCGGGCGAAGGATGGCGAGACTTCGACATCACTGCCGACCGGGCAGGATTCGCCGGCAATCATCAGGCTTTGAAGAAGGGTGATTTTTTGAGGTTCCATAATTTGCGGTTCCTAACAAAAGCCTCCTCCGCGAATGCACACGGAGGAGGCGGTTGAGTTGTCAGCTATCGCTTAGGGCTTTTTGCCGTAAACGAAGGACTGGGCGCGGCGGACAGCGAAGTCCACGTCTTGCATGCAAACGATGCGGAGACGGCCTTTTGTGCTGTTGCTGTATGGGTCCACGGTGATTTCGAGACCGCCCCAGAGGCCGATGATGAAGTCCGCGAAGTTGCCGAAGAACACATCGCCAGAGGTGATCTGGTTGGTGATCTCGGTGCGGTAGCCGTTCATCGTGCCGTTTTCCCAGATGGTGCCGCCGTTGGTGGAGCCGGTTGGGAATTTGAGCGCGGTCTTGGCCATGCCGCGTGTGGATGGGTTGGCGATGAATGCCATGCTGGCAACGTCTGTGTTTTGAGCACTGACGAGGCTTTCCATTGCCACGAGTTCCGCGAAGGTTGGCTGAACTGCGACGAAGGACTGCGAGAGCACGCCAGCGGCGGATTTGATTCCGGTCGGGGCGTTGCTGAGTCCTGTGCCGTAGAAGGCTGCGGAGTCGATGGTGAGGGCCAAGCCTTGGGCGAGGTCGTTACGAAGCAGGGCTTCGACCGACAGCGAGGGTTGCATGAGCATGCGGCGGGTGATTTCGCCGAAGTTGGCAACGGTGCGAGGGCGGAGCGAGACGAGTCCGAAATCGATGTCGGATTTTGTCGCGTCGTCGTCTTCGCCGATCCAGTAGCCAGTGCCGAAGGTTGTTTGCTTGGGCATGTCCACATTGCCGACGAGGCCAGCCAGCTCGGTGCCGAGGTTCATGATGACGGCTTTGTTGCGGAGCACGTCAATGAACGAAGAGGCGAGGAGGTTGGTCTGAACGGTGTTTCCGGCTGTGCCTGTGTAGCCAGCTGCGGATTTTGCCGACACGGTGTTCGTTCCGCGCTGGCCGTAGCCTGCGGTGAGGACATCCACTGGAATCATGGTGCCTTTGACATTGCGGTGGGCGACTTGTCCGGCTGCGGCTTCGCAAGCTTCCAACTCAAAAGCTGCGTCTTGACGGGCTTTCTTGTCGGTAGGCTCTGCGGCGAGGGCGCGGATGAGTTTCACGAAGGAGAAGCTTCCTGCTTCGCGTTCGTTGAGGCCGATTGGTGCGTTGCCTTCGCGGACTTGTGCGCTGCGCTTGTCTTTTTCAGCGAGAGCGGCGGCTTGGAAGTCCACCAGGTTGCCACCGTCACGCACAATCTGTGCGGCGAGGGCGGGCATGCCGTATTTTTCGCCAGCTTCGAGGATCGAGCGGGTGCGGTCTTGCTCGCTTTTCACAGCGGCGTTGCGCTCGGCGACGATGTTGATCTCCGGTGCCGCCGGTGCGGGCGCTTGTGGCGCGGGTGTAGGTGTGTCTTGCATATTGGATTGGGTGATTGTGCCGTTGCCGATTGGCTCTGGCGGGTTGGTAAGGCTGCGACCCACTCCGACAGAAGTGTCGGCGGGGATGGTGACGAGGGAGATTTCGTAGGGTTCCCACCGGCTGACGGTGTAGACATCCACGCCCTCGCGTTCTTCGGTCAACTTGACATCGTGGATGCGGTAGCCGACCGAGACCTTCGTCAGGATTCCGTCCTGCACATCTTGCCACGCTTCCTCGGCGCATTCGGAACGGCCAAAGCGAACCAACGCTCGGCCCATTCCATCAGCGTCAATGCTGGCGGTCTCGACGACTCCGAGGACTTCGGATGCGTCATGGTTGAACAAAAGATTTGCGCGGTCGTTGAGCCGCGAGAGGTCACAGGCTTCTGGCGAGTGATCGAGGACTTCGGCGATACCGGGGAATCGTTCGATTTCCGCGTTGCTGGAAAAGGCCAGCTCGATGGTGCGCGACTCCGCAGCGATTGCGCCAATGGTCATCACGCGACGCATGGGCGTGCTAAAAAAATCTTTCGCGGCGGGCTTCATGTGTGCGCGAATTTTGCCAGCGGGGGTCGGGCTGTCTTCTGCGGGGACTTCCCGTTGGATTTAACCACGGAAGACACAGAGGCCACGGAGAGGGGTAGACGCAAAAAACCCGGCGTGGGTTTTGGCCCACGCCGGGATAACTTATGAACCAACTATGAGAGTGCTGCGGCGAGTTGAGCGCCGGTCGTGCTGACAGTGCTCTGATTTTTTGCGCGTTCGCCGATGCTTCCGGTGATCGTCAGCTCGGTCGTGGGCTTGGCCCAGACCTCGGCGGCGATTTCCGACTCGGTGGGGATGTCGCCGGTTGCGGCTGGCGAGGCTGGGAGCGCGTCGGTTTTTGCTTTGATGGCTGCGATGTTCGCGCTTGGGATTTCGCTGACGGCTGCCGGGCTTGCTGGCAGATTGTCCGTTTTTGCTTTCACTGCGGCAATGTCGCTGTTTGCTGGCGCTGTGTAGGCCGATCCCGCAAGGCGCGAACTGATGGACTGATCCACTCTGCCAAGCTCAACCGAAAGCTCGGTTCGCACCTGAGAAGCGATGGCGGCGGCGCTTGGAACCGTTGGCGCGTTGCTCAGATTGGTGACCGTTGCAAGTGTGCCGGATGGTGAGAGGCGGCTGGAAATGGTGGCGTCAAGGTTAGCCAGCTTAGTGCTGTTGGCGTCCATCTCAGTCCGGATTTGCACAACGCTTGGCGCACTGCTGGCGACTTCAGCGGTTCCGTCCCACACGATGCTACCGCTGCCGACATTGGCTCCGGCGGCGATAAATGCAAGTTGGTAGGTTCCGGCTGTGCCAGTCATGTTGCCAGAGTAGAATCCGGTGCTGCCGGTTTCTGGGCAGCTAATCGCAGAGCCGACGGCGGCTCCGTTTTGGTAGCGTTGAGCGGTGACGGTGAGGCCGGTGGTGGCGAGGGCGATGTTGAGTTCGTTTGGCATATTAGTCGTGTTTGGTTAGTTGGCTGGAATCCACTGGCGCTCTACGCGGTCGGCAAACCAGACGAGGTTTGGTTTCCAGTTGCCGTTTTCGGGTTGATCGATTTTAATGAGAGGCACGATCTGCGGGTCTACCCAATCTTCCGGGCAGGGGTATGGGCGGATGG